TCCCATTGGAGCGGATTTATAACCCGAAATGGGAAAACGCCACTACAAAAGAAAAGGCAATCAGGGAAGAGGTTTTAGCGCAGGCGACGGCAGCGCGGATTGCATTGGATACCATTCGCGGGATGCGCTCGGATGCCGAATCTAAAGCGCTGGATGTATACAAGCAGACTTTAAGCTTGCCGGAAGCGATCTCCTGCATTAACGCCTACGAAGCCCAGAAAGCGGAAATCCTCCGAAAGGAGCAGGAGCGGCAGCTGGAGGAAGAGCTGGCGCGTGTCCGCCGGGAAGAGCGCGAGAAACTGAAAGCGGAACAGAAAGCACTGGAAGAACGGGAAGCACAGCGCCTGGCGGCGGAGGAAGCCCTCGAAGCGCAGCGTAGACAGCTGGAAGCAGAGAAACAGGCAGCTGTAGAGCAGGCGCGGGAAACCGGAGCGCAGGAAGTAATCGAAAGCCTGACCCCGGACGCCGAAGAGGACACGCAGCTCTACGAATACAGATTGGCATTGTCCGAAAAAGGAAAAGAAGCCTTTGAAATGTATCTGGATAGTGTTGGAATCGACTGGGAGATGATTTGATGGAAAACATGACTATCTACGACGCTTGCCGCAGCGTCCCGGAAAGCGCGAAAAAGGCGATCACTGCGGGGCGGCTGAAAGGCAAGACCGACATAAATCCGATGTGGCGTATTAAGCGCCTGACGGAACAGTTCGGACCCTGCGGAATTGGCTGGTATTACAAACCAGTTCGGAAATGGCTGGAAACGCACGGAGACGAAACCGCAGCGTTTGTGGACATCGAACTGTATGTAAAGATCGGCGGAGAGTGGTCGATGCCGATCGCTGGAACCGGCGGTAGTATGTTCGCAGCGCGGCAGAAAGACGGCGTTTATGTATCGGACGAGTGTTACAAGATGGCGTCCACGGATGCGATCTCTGTAGCCTGCAAACAGCTCGGCATCGGAGCAGACGTCTACTGGGATGCAGACCGGACAAAATACGATGATCCGAAAGCACCAACCACTATGCAGCAGGCAGAAGCCCCGGTAGATAAGCAGCGGGCAGAGCTGATCGGGCAGATGCAGGCAGAGCTGCAGCGCACCGGATACGGTGCGAAAGCCGTCCTGAAAACATACAAAGCGTCCGATTTGGGGAGCCTAAGTAACTTGCAGATTAAAGACTGCATCAAGAGGCTTAAAGGCTTGCCCGATAGGGAGGCAAGCGCATGAGGTGTATTGCGGAGATTGCCGACATCGGCATGACGATCGATAAGAAGCTTCGGCTGACCCTGAATCTGCAGGGCGCATCGCTGGTGCAACTGGTGCAACTGCAGAAAGACGGGCAGCTGGATGCGATCCTGAAAAAGCACTCCGATAAGCGCAGCCTCGATGCAAATGCCTACTACTGGAAGCTGCTGGGAGAGCTTGCGAAAGCCCTGCAGACCAGCAATGAAGAGCTACATAACCAGCTCTTAGACAGTTATGGCACGCTGGCGGAGGACGAGGACGGCAACTGCATCATCCACTTTTTACCGGAGACGGAGGACTACCTGCGATACAAGCATGAGCATTACAAACCGACCGGAATCATCGTCGAATTTGAGGGCGTGCGGTACTGTAAATTTTACCGGATTAAAGGCTCGAGCCAATACAACACGCGGGAAATGTCCCGCTTGATAGATGGTCTTGTATCTGAATGTAAGGAGTGCGGGATTGAAACACTTACACCGGAAGAACTGGAAAGGATGATGGTGCAATATGCGAAAAAGGATGAGGTCACGTCGCTTGGAGTTTAGCCCGACAGTTCGGCAGAAGATTATAGAGCGGGACGAGGATTGCTTTTTCTGCCGCCACCTGTACCACATGGAGCACGCACTTCCGGGCGATCTTGTACCAAAGGACATAATGCACGTCGTAGCCCGCAGCCACTTAGGGCTGGGCGTAGAGCAAAACGGCGTGCTGGGATGCAGATACCACCACAGTTTATTAGATAACGGTAACAAGGGACTGCATCGGGAAATGGATAGTATGCTGCAGGACTACATGCGGGAGCTTTATCCCGGATGGACGCCGGACAGCGTTACCTATCATAAATGGTTGTAACACCAGCCCCGCCGGGGCGAAAGAAGCTGCTGATTCGAACTTGTTGGGGAGTATATATCACGGCTGTGACAGGTGACCTCCTGTTACCCCAGCGCCGGGGGCAAGCGGCGCATCCCTAACTGGAGAAAGATCATGAATATTTTAGATTACATCCCGACCGGGCATAAAAATGCTGTTTCCAGACGCTGGCTGCAGACCACAACGCACATGAGTGATCGGATGGTGCGGTGGCTGATCGCAGAAGTAAATAAAAACGACTGCGATGCGGAGCTGATTATCAATCTGCAGGATGGTAAAGGGTATTTTAGACCGGCGGAAGATGAAAAGAATCTGGTTCGAAATTGGATGGCAATAGAAAGTTCCCGAACTGCTGAGAATCGCATGAATGTGGATGCAGCGAAACGATATCTGCGAAAAGATAAGAAGCCACGCGAAAATGAGTTAGAAAAGAACCAGATCACAATGGATGAATGGCTTGCGAGCCTGAATGGAGGCGGATAAGATGCCAAACAGGATTTTAAAAGAAAGTATCTGCCGATCAGATACGATCGACCAGCTAAGCTGGTTTGAAGAAGTCCTGTTCTACCGCCTGATCGTATCGTGTGACGATTATGGGAGATATGACGGAAGGCCCGCGATTATCCGCGGGACATGCTTTCCGCTAAAGGATATTACATGCAAGAGCATCGCTGATGCCCTGCAGAAGTTAACGTCTGTAGGCTTGGTCAGAGAATATTACGTTCAAGGAAGACCGTACCTGCAAATGGTAACTTGGGGAGATCACCAGCAAGTGAGAGCAAAGAAAAGCAAATATCCAGCAGAAGAAAGCAACTGCGAGAATCTGATATCAGATGATATCAATTGCAATCAGATGATATCGAACGATTGCAATAGTCCTCGTAATCCAATCCAATCCGAATACGAATCCCAAAAAATATCGCGCGAGGAACCAGAGCGGTTTGAGGACTTTGCTGCAGCGTACCCGAAAGCAGGGGCAGACCTGCCTGGAGTGGCTGTGGAATACTTAAACACCCTGCGGATGGGTGTAGCTGCGGATGATCTTGTACAAGCAGCGAAGAACTACGCCGAAGCCTGCCAGATACGCGGCACGCAGCCGCTATATATCTTGAACGCTGAAAATTTCCTGCGGAAGCTGAAGTTTGACGAGTATCTGCCAGAGAAGTACAAGAAGCCGAAACCGCCAAAGCGGCAGCATACCAGCGTTGACCAGTATAACCAGTTTATGAAACACGACTACGACATGGACAGTTTGGAAGCTGCCCTACTGGGGAAGTGAGGCGGATATGAGAGTAACAAAAGATTGTGCCTATCCGGACTGCGAAGCCTGCCAGCATCCAGATTGTATCATGTCGGAGACCGACATAACGGCGCTGTTAAAACGCAGACGGAGGAAAGAGGATCCGGAAGCATATCGGCAGAAGCAGCGGGACTACAGGAGCAGGATAAAAGCAACGCTGCCGCACTGCGATGGCTGCGAATCCTGCGTACTGGTTCGCAAGGAGAAACAGGACGGATACCGGAGGCTGTGCATCGCAGATATGCGACTAATCGAGCAGAAAGTGGCAAACAGTCCGCAGTGGTGCAGGAAGAGAGGACAGAATGGGACGTAAAATTATCCTGTACGACCTGTACAAGGACGACGAATATCAGGGACGGTACAAAGCAAAAGAGCTTATGTATTTGCTGGGCATGTCCCGAGAGACCATAGCCAGCCGGGTTTACCACGGGGTAAAAACAAAGGATGGCTACGAGATTATGAGAGCAGAGCCGGACGGATGGGCAGAGAGCTGGGAGCGGGCATGTGCGCCGCTCAGAAGAAAATAACATGATGGAGGTAAGAAGCTGATGAGAGCATTCTTTGGGGCGGTTATCGCGATCGGCATTGCGGCGGTTGCTGGTGGCTTGTTTTGCGCAGTGTACACCGTAGGGGAGTACATCGTAGAAACAGAATATGAAAAGCGATACGGAGCACAAAACTGGGAAGAAAAGCGGAGAGAACGTAAAAAAAGGGCTATGAAAGAGTTAAAGTGCATGCTAAAGCTTATTGCATACATAGCAATATTTTCAGCTGCGGTACTGTTTGGAAATTTTGTTGCAGAATTGCTTGCAGCATTGGTCTTATAGGGAATGGAAGGAAAATAATGATTGCAATATGGATTAAAACGCCGCCGGATGCCGAACCGGTATGGATGGCGGCAGATAACCGGATCAGGGATCTGGCGCTCTCGATCGAACGGCGTGCAGGTATCGCACCGGATGCGGATGGGCTTCGGCAAATTCGGGAATGGGCAACAGAGATTGTTTGCCAGTGCGACATGGTGGAGCGTGTGCAGGAACAGGCAGAACCGGCGTGGAAGAGCGAGCTGCAGGATGCGTTCCTGCGGGGCAGCAGGGTGTAAATAAAAATCGAAAGGAGACGGAGCTTCCCGGGAAGATGCGCATCGGCTCCTTGAGAGAAAATGCAAGGACAACTTAGTTTCAATGAAGATGGGATATTGGAAACCGTGGAACAGCCGACAGCGGATGCTCCTGAAATAATTCAGAATGCATGGAAAAAGGCAAAGCAGGATAAAGTTAAAGAATTCCGCGAAAAACAAGAGCTGTCGTATGAGGATAAAATAGCAAGACAATCCTTGATTGCGAAAGAATTTTACGACGAAATGCAAAAAAGAGGCTGTGGATGCCATGTAAGTGTTGGTGGGCTTGATAGTATAACGCTGTATGTATGGTTGCATAGCATGGGATATGATGTTCCGGCCATATCGGTATCAGCAGTAGAGGATAAAAGCATTCAAAAAGTACATAAGGCGCTTGGAATCGAGATTGTGCGATCCTATAAAACAAAAGTGGAAGTTTTGAATACCATAGGTTTTCCAGTTATAAGCAAAAAAATAGCTGGAAGGATTGACCTGTTGCAAAATCCGACAGAGGACAATAAAACAGTCCGCCATGCGATCATAACAGGGGAATGTGGAGCACAAGGACACTTCGCGAAGAACAGCCGAATGAAACTGCCAAACAAATGGCTACAGCTGTTTGGAGGTCCTGAAAATAAAAATGAGAGTGTTAATTACAATACTGCGCCTTTTAAGGTATCAAATAAGTGTTGTTATTGGCTCAAAGAAAAACCGTGTGATGACTGGGCAAAAGAACATAACAGCTCTCCGTATCTCGGTATTATGGCATCAGAAGGGGGGCAGCGAGAAGAGGCTTTAATTGAGCATGGATGCAATTACTATGGAGCAACAGTAACCAGATCCGCACCGTTTGCAATTTTCCTCAGGCAAGATGTTTTGCGATTAGCCTTAGAAATGGATGCATGGTATAGGAATCATATAGATATTTTCGCAGAATTATACTATCGGCAGCCATATAGCCGCAAAAAGGACGGGACAGTTATTCCGTATGAACCAGTACAAACTATCATACCCGGAATTTACGGGGAGATTGCTAAACATGCGAATGGGGAACTGTACACAACAAGAGCGCAACGAACTGGCTGCAGTATGTGCGGATTTGGCATTCATTTGGAAAAAAGACCGCATAGATTCGACCGCTTGAGAGAAGAAAATCCGAAAGAGTGGGAATTTTGGATGTACAGATGCTGTAAAGACCCAGATACCGGAGAAGTTTACGGGTGGGGGAAAGTGCTTGATTATATCGGAGTTGAATGGGAAGATGTCCCAGCAGAGCAGATGCAATTACCTTTTACGAGGGATATAAATGTATAAAAACGCAGAGGGCTACCGAGATGAAACAGCCTGGCGGGCAATAATCGCGGTATCAAGAGAAGAGAGAATAAAGCGCAGGAAGCTGCAGGAGGACAAGAATATGGGAACAGAAAATAAAACTGGAGAGGTTTGGAGAACACGAACTGTCACAGGGACAGAGAAGATCGTGCTGGTGGTAGCAGACCACGGGGCAATGGCGTATGTAATTCATCTGGCAGAAGAGGGTACGCATACAGATATCGAAGTAAACTGCGAGGGGCTGCGGTACGGGTCCAGCGATCGAATGTATTATGTGCCATCTAGAAGCTTTGAAGAATACCTCCGAACAGTAACGGAGGATCAGCTGGCGGATGTAAAAAATAAGCTTGCGGCGGCGATCGGGATTGAACCGCAGATCGTAGAAAAAGAAGTTGTCCGGGAAGTACC